CGCTACGACGGAATGACCTGGGTTGAAAAGATGCAAGCTCTTGACGCCGATCCGTCTTTTAATGAAAAAACCCGCTATCAAAAACAAAAGCAAGTATCTACCCTCTACGAGAATTATCGCCACAAGGGCGCGAAGATGCTTTCCGGCGTCGACCCCGAGGTTGCTCTAAAAGTTGAAATGGCAAGAGAGACAACCAAGGAAATGCGCGGCAAGGGCGTTGCCGATGCTGGCGATGAAATTGATGTCAGCGAGGAATCGGGTAACGCCACGCCCCCGCAAGAATCGACGCCGATTGATCTGATGCCCGCGCCTATAAATGAAACCGCCCCCGAAGCCCCCGCACCCTAATGCCCAAAACACGCCGCCCCGTTGACCCTCGCCTAAAAAATCAGGAATGCAACTTCGATTTTTCCAACGCTCCTGTCATTAGCGAGTTTGTCAAGACCATCGTTACCGGCAGCAACGCAAAGTTTGGCACTGAAATTCTATGCCTCGGCGCTCGTGGCGACGGTAAAACCACCGGCGTGTTATGCGCCGCTCCGCTTCATGCGGTGGAGCATCATAATCAAGGCTATCCGTTGCCGGTGAACTGGATGGCCGTCACCGATACTTTCACCTCGCACAAATTAAAGACGGTACGATCCCTGGAAAGCCCGCTTTACAAGGGCGGCTGGAAACTGCGCGACAACGATCATGTTGCGGAGTTTTATCAGGGCGGCACCAAGACGGTTCACATGGATTTGTTTGGCATTGAGGATCAGGGCGCGATGGACCGCATGAGAATGGAATCGCATTGTCTGTGGTTCGAGGAACCGGCGCCTTCGGCGGTCATGGTTCAGTCATCGGGCATCAGCCTTGAGGCATGGATGCTAGGAATCACGTCTTGCCGGCTGCCGTCGCACTTTAACGCGAAGGTGGCAACTGAAAACTATCCCGATGAGGATCACTGGACCATCGAACGATGGAAGCCTAGCCACAACGTAGTGTTTGCCCATCCCGACAAGCTCCGTCAGTTGTTCGAGATCATCGAGCAACCTGCGCCCGAGGCGTTGTTTCAAAAATATCCGACGGGCACGCCGGTATCGATGTGCGTCGGCGTAAATGAAGGGCGAGTCCATTTCAGAGTGCCAATCGGCGAGCGCGCCAGCGAAGAGGATCGTCTCCAATGGGCCAGAGCCCTTAAAGACAGGCCGGACCTGCTTCGTAGGCTAATCCTGGGCCAACCAGGGGTAGTTATGTTGGGCGATCAGGTGGCGAAAGGTTTTACGCGCGAGGCTTTTACTTCCAAAAACCGCGTGCCGTTCATGTCCGGAGAGCCGCTATATTTCGGTTTTGACTTCGGGCATACCCCGACCTGCGTCATCGGCCAGCCGGTCAAGGGCGTTCTCAGAATCAAAGCGGCGCTGTACTTGCAGAATGCCGGCATGACTCAACTCATGGAAGATTTGGTCCGGCCGTACCTGGCGCGGTTTGCCCCCTGGGTACTTCGAAACCCCGATGAGTATGCGCTTATCGGCCATGATCCCTCGCAGGGCAACATCTCCGATCCGAAAGGATCTGAGGCCGACATTGACAATGCGGCGTTACTGGCGATTCAGGAGTCGCTTGGCGGCGGCTGGTTCGAGATGGGGCCGGTGATGTGGGACGTGCGCAAGGACGCATTGGTTCAGATATTTAACCGGCGAAACGGAGTCGTCATCGAGGATAATGATTTTACGCAAGATTTCATTCGCGCGCTCGACGGCCGTTGGTACTTTGCCAAAAGCCACACCGGGGGGCTAAGATCCGATAAGCCCAAGAAGCCTAATCACCCGTTCGAGGATTTGGGCGACGCTTTTATTTATTTACTAACTAGATATGGTGTGGTAAGTGAGTTAGAGAACACAACCAGTGGTAAGGTGATTTGTAATATTCAATCAGGCATGTAGGGAGGTCCGATGGAGAGTAGCGAGCCGGCATCAATCATTGGAGCGATAGCGGCGGCGGCGTCTGCTATCACTGGAATTGTCTCAGCAACCAGCAAGCCCGATGTTCCCGATCAGCCTAAAGCGGTGCCAAATCAGATGGCGATGAACTCTGACAGGAAGCGAGTGGCGATCCAGACCGCTAATGCTTCCAATGTTAAGACCTCGCAGAAATTAGGAAATATCGGCGTCTAAATGTGGGCAGGATCGGATGATAACGATAGAATTGCGTATCTCAAGTTTGAGAGGCGGTTAGAGCGGTCGTCACGTCTTTTATTTGTTCTGCTCGTTTTGGCCGTGGTTTTAGTTGTACTGAGGATTTTTCTGTAAATGTCTCTTGCCACCGACATACTAGCCTGGAACGATCAGCTGCGTTCGCAGTTCACGAACTTTTTCACCACGGCGCAGGAGATTGTCTATTACATGATGCCCGATCATCGGGCTATCACGACCGAAACGACACCAGGGGAGAGAAAAGATGAGCGCATCTTTGACTCCACTGCGCCCAACTCGCTATTTTTGGTTTCCTCGTTTCTTGTCGGTGCCCTGTTCAACGAGGCGATGGCATGGTTCGACATCAAGCATCGCATGGAAGAACTAAACACCGACGCCGATGTATCGGAATATCTCCAGGCCTGTCGAAAGGTTCAGTTTGCCTCGCTTCGCCAATCGAACTTTTACGCGACTCCGATCGAACTCATTCAAGATTGGCTCGCGTTTGGCAATCTGTGCGTGCTTCAGGAACGTATGCAGCCCAACCCGAGGATGACCGGCAAGCTGGTATTTTCTCCCTTGGGATTTGGTTCCTACGTCTTTTTCGAGGGCCAGGACAAGCGTCCCGAAGGCTTGATCCATGAAGTAGACTGGAATGCCAAGGACTGTTACGACAAGTGGGGCGATAAATGTTCGCGGCGTATCCAGGAGGCGGCGGAAAAAAAGCCGTTCATGCAGATCCGTTTGGTTCATTCCATCATGCCGCGAAAGCTCGTTTCGTATAAACGCCTCGCCACTCCTAAAGAGATGCCCTATTCCTCTTGCTGGTTCGAGAAGGACAATAAAAGAGGCCCGGCGCTAGAGGAAAGCGGCTATCCCGAGAAACCCTTTGCGATTGCGCGTTACAATGTGATCGCTGGTGAAGTGATGGGTAGAGGGCTCGGTGGCTTGGCTCTGCCACATACCAAGACTTTAAACGGCATTATTGCCCGCGGCTTCATGGAATTGGATCGCGCTCTTGATCCCCCGCTGGAAACCAAGATGGGAAACATCATTGGCGATTATAGTCACCGACCGGGCGCCAAAAATATCATGCGCGACATCGGTCAAACTCGGATATCGCAGGCGGCAATGGAGATGCGCAGCCGCAACGCGACCTATGAGTGGAACGTCAACGACCTGCGCCAGCAGATACGCGAAATTTTCTTCGTGGAGCATATCCGCCAACTGATAGGAGTCGAGGCATCCCCGGTAAAAGAACAAACCGCCTACGAGTACAGCAAGCGCCTTGAGCTCGTTCACATGATAATGGCGCCGACCGGCGGGAGGCTTCAGACCGAAGCGTTGCGCGACATCATCGATGCCAACTTTTCGATCAACTACCGCATCGGCGCGTTTCCCGAGACTCCGCAAGTTCTTGTAGAGGCGGCGGCGCAGAGCGAAGCGGGCAAGCAGATTGACGTAAGCTACGAGGGACCGCTTGCCAAGTCTCAGCGCCAGGAAGAGTTGGGCACCATGCGCGAGTACATGGGCGATGTAGCCAACGCAGCGCAACTCGATCCCGGCGCCGTGGATATTCCCAACATCGACAAGATACTTCGCAAGACAGCCGAAATCCGCGGCATCCAGCACTTGCTTAACGACGAGAAGCAGACCGGCGAGATTCGCAAGCTCAAGGGCCAGATACAGCAGTTACAGGCGCAACTCGCGGCGGCGACTCAGATGAGCGAGATTGCCAAGAACGCCGCGCCGATGGTAACGGCGATGCAGAATGGGAAGCAGAATGGCGCGGGCAGCACGCAAACGGCTTAAGCTCGATTACGATTTGAAGGTCGATGAAATCCAACAGGCTTTTCAATCGATCGGCGAAGAGGCGAAGGATTTTTTGGAGTATGTGATAGTCTATGACGAAGATCCCGGCAAGCGCGAATTGGCGCGACAAATTCTCGGCTATTCCAGGGACGTTCCCAAGGAAGCCAAGATCATAAAGAACGTCGATGACTAAATCCAAAATGTTAGTCAACCAAGCATTTCACGAAGTCCACGCCAAGACACCCAGAACCGTGCCGAAGGGGAAAAAGGGCAAGGCCAAACAAAAGATGCTGATTGCTATCGCACTCAGTAAGGCAAGAGCGAAGGGAGCAAGGGTTTGAATACGTTAATGCTTGCCTGTGATTTTTGTGGGCAACTTTACCAAGATGGCGGTGCTGATAGATTCGGTTGTGCGGCACCGCATGGATTTAGCGGCAAGGCGCTAATGGAATTTTGTTCCGAGGCTTGTCTACGCAAACATGCTAAGTATCACGCAACAGCGAAAGCAGAACCGCCCGTAGGCTCGCCGTATCAACAGATTAAAGCATGGGTGATGGGGAGGTTGTAAATGCCATTACCGCCTGAAGTAGTCCAGAGTTTTCCAGAAGAGATCAGGGGCGAAGCGTCGTGGGAGAAATTCGATGACGTTGGCGGCGTAGCCAAGAGTTACATCGAGCAACAGAAAATGAATGGCCGCTCGATCGCTATTCCCGACGAGAAGGCCGCGCCCGAGGATTTGGAAAAATGGAAAGGTGAGCATCTTCCGAAATTGGCGGCTAGAGGCATCATCGAACTGCCGCCGTCCAAGATGGAGGACTACAAGCTGCCGACTATCGAAGGCTATGCGCCCGACAAGACGGCAACTGAGTCCTTTATCAAGGACGTGGCATTCGCCAACAAGATGACGCCGAAGCAGGTCGAAGCGATAATGAAGTTCGACGCGCAGAGATCGGCTGCCGCAATGAAAGATATGTTTTTGCCTGCCGACGCTGCCGAAGCTGAGTTCAAGGCGATGATGGGCGAGGACTACGAAGAGGTAAACGGTAAAGTCACTGCGGCCATGAAGGCGCTCGGTGACGATCAGCCAGCAATTATCAGCGAGGCCAACACCACTTATGTTGTCACGATGAAGGATGGCAAGCCGGTGGGCAAACTAAGACCATTTAATCAAAGCGCGTTGGGCAAAGCGTTCTACGAAACCTTTGGAGCGTTGACGATGGAAGATCATGTCACAGGCACTTCGCCCGATACCAGCATGAGCGAAGATTCGTTAAGAGAGAAGATGCAAGCGATCCGTGATGATCCCAAAACCAGCGGACAAAAGAAAGGCGAACTGCTCGAACCTCTTTACAAACAGTTGACTGCGATTGAAAAGAAGAAGGGTGTTACGGCATGACATTTGTTGAAATCAAGATTGGCGCTAGAGTTCAAATCATGGGGTTCGAAGAATGGTTTCTGCCCGGTGGCATTCCAGAGGGAAGCGTGTTGCGGCAGGTTGGTACGGATGAGATAGAGCGATGGGAAAGATGTAGAATGGAGAAACAGGAAAAAAGAAAGGCGGGAGGAAATGGCTAAAAAGAAAAAGAAAAAACGTGTGGCATGAGAAAGAACAGATGGAGAATGACAGAGGTGGACTTAATCGATGATCAGATTGCGGCGTTACGAAAAAAGGGGGCGCAATTCGAAAAATCGGTTGTTAATAAGATTAGAAAATTATGGTCTAGCCTCGATGAATATTATTTAAGGATGGGCATTAAGTTCCTTGGTCTTTATAAGCGCAAAGTCGAAGTCGAAAGAAACGAAGAGAGGAGCCCATTGGCTAAGATGAAGAAGAAAAAGAAAAAACAGAAACCGATGTATTGAGCATTGCGGGGAAAGCGCATTACGGGTGCTTCCCCTGGAGTGCTTAGTTCACTTCCCCTCGCAGACAATCGCGGCTCGTGACCTGCGAGTAACCCAGAGCCGTCTACCCGCGGCGTAAGCGGTAGGTAAGACCCGCCTTAGCGGACAATCTTTCCGAAGGTTAGCCGGGAACCATTCCCGGTTTGGATAACTTTAAGGAGAGATTGTCATGGCATTACACGTTGAAGAGCATGTAGTCCGCGCGTTTGACGAAAACCTGCGGCTACTTTTTGAGCAGGAGGCTTCGAGATTGCGTCCCTATGTGGACGTAAAAACCGGAGTCGTCGGCAAGGCTGCGTCGTGGAACGTCTTTATCGGAGAGGATGCAAGGGAAAAGATCGGATCGAGCGGGCGGCATGAAGATCACACCCGAGACGATCTGGATGGCATCGTGTCCTGGGCGGTGCTTCGTTTCTGGTATCAGGCAGTACCCATCGACCCACAGGATGCGGTCAAATTGTTGATGGACCCCAAAGGCAAATACGCCGTTGCGATTTCCGGCGCTTTGGGACGCCAAACCGATGAGCAGCTTATCGCATCGGCGATTGGATCGGCTACCCGCGGCGAGGATATGGGAACGTCTACCGCGTTGCCCTCGGCGCAGGTGGTAGCCGCTGGCTCAACCGGCTTGACGGTTGCGAAGCTCAGGGCGGCAAAAAAGATTCTCGATCAGAACGAAGTGCCGGCGGGAGATCGCACCATCGCCGTCAACGCGGACATGATGGACGATCTGTTGGGCGCGACCGAAGTTACCAGCAGCGATTTCAACACGGTCAAGGCATTGGTCCAGGGCGATTTCGACACCTTCCTGGGCCTAAAGTTTGTCCGCACCGAAAAGATTGTCTCCACCGGCAGCAACGCGACCGGAGCAGTCGTGTTTCACAAGGTGTCTTTGGGCCTTGCGATTGCCGAAGAGTACAACCGGATTGCGCAGCGCCGCGACAAGCATGATGAGTGGGAAGCATACGGGCGCGTGCAATTTGGCACGACTCGCACAGACGACAAGGGAGTTGTTAAAATTCTCGTAGCGTAGATGTGGACCTTTCGAGGAATCACCGGGGGCGGTCAGGAGCCGGCAAAGTATCTCGGTAAGTTTACCGGCCGCCTGATCGTTCTCGGTGGATCGCGTTGCGTGTGGGATGATTACCTCGAAGTAAAAAAGCAGGGGATTAAGTCCGATGTGATGGCGGTAAATGATGTAGGCATGTATTGCCAGATGCCTTTTCAGCATTGGGTGTCGCTTCATCCCGACAATCTGGCGCTGTGGCGAAAGCTGCTCCACAACCACGCGCAAAGTTTTAGCGGTCTTATGCACGCCAACAAAATGCACATCGAGCACATCATCGATTGGAATATGCACAATATCGGC